GAGTCCAAGATGCGCGGCGAGGAGCTACACGCTGCGATCATAGCGACGTTGTTGCTCATGCAGCAGAACATCGCCACCGCGCCAACGGGGATCGACTACAAGGTTTTTGTTGACGTATTGACGAAAGACCTACAAAAGCAATTTTCAGAATCAGTATCTGTCCTCGATCTGTCACAAGCCTCGACCAAAAATCCTCCGGGATTGGAGGAAGAAATTCTGCAACAGTTCGCGAGGGAAACGGACGCTGAGATCAAAAAATTTACCGCAGAAGAAGCCGCCCGCCTCAGTGCAAAAATCGAACTCAATCTCCAAGAAGGAGGTCGCACCGACCGTCTCGACGAAATCGTCGAAGCGGAGCACGGCGTTGCGCAGCGCAAAGCCCGGTTCGTTGCGGAAAACGAAACCAGTCGTGTCGTTTCACAATATCGACAACAGCGGTTTGAGTCCGTCGGAAGCACCCAATACGTCTGGCAGACTTCCGAAGACGAGCGAGTCCGCACGGACCACAGGGCTCTCAATGGTCGCACGTTTAACTGGTCGTCTCCGCCGGTGGTGGATACAGCTACTGGTCGCCGTGCTCATCCCGGTGGGGATTACAACTGCCGCTGTGTCGCCCGCGCAGTAATACCCGACGCATGAGCACTGTCCTCGAAATCACTCCTGAGACGATCCGCGAATCCTCTGTGGTTCATCGGTTCAACCTTGCCCCCGGTACGAAGAAATTCCGGTGCAAGTTCATCGAACCCGGCCTCGTTTCCTATCGCGATGTCCCCGGTGGCGGGTTGGAACTGCTTCGCAAAGAGACCATCGACTCTGCGCTCGAAAGCGCCCTCGGTAATCCTCTCACCATCGGCCACGTCCAAGTCACTCCCGAGAACCGCATCGACGTGGAAAACGGCGTCGTGACCGGCGTGGACTACAACGCCGAGGATGGCTGGTACTACGCCAACGGCACCGCCGAAACCGACCAAGCCGTCTCCAAGATCCAGCAAGGTCAGCGCCCGTCCTGCGCCTACGCCGTCCGCGCCTTTGGCCCCGGCGGGGTGTATCACGGGATCAAGTACGACCGCGAGATCATGGACATCGAATTTCAGCATTTAGCCATTGTCGAAAAGCCCCGCTACGAAGGCGCGGATTTTCGGCTCAACTCATTAACCAATCCCATGAAACTATTCAAGTTCATCAAAAACCTCCTCGTCCGCGAAAACGGTATCGAGTCGTCCAAAACCGAGATCAGCGAAATGCCGGGTAACACGGTCGTCGAGATCGACGGCGTTCCTGTCCGCCTCAATGATCTTGCCTCCGTCTGGGAAGCCCAGAAGGGCCAGATCTTCCAAGGCTCGATGGACGACATGATCGAGATCGACGGTCAGTGCGTCAAAATGAACGAGCTGGTCGAGACCTACAAAAAGACCCGCTCCAACAGCTCGCACGACAAGAAAGAGGAGATGAAGGAGAACGCCGTGCCGGAGAAAAAGGAGGACGTTAAAGAAAACGCCGCCGCTCCCGCTCCTGTCGTCGTCAAAGAGAACGCCGCCGCCCCTGTCGCGCCGGTCGCAGTCGTCAAAGAAAACGCCGCCCCTGCTCCTGCCGTCGAAGAAGGCTTGAAGCACTTCCAAACTCTCCACAACGCTCGTGAAAACGCTGCGTCGCTTATGGTCGAAGAACCCCGCCTCGGAGCTGGTTCCCTGCCGGATCGAGTGAAGAACGGACAGAACAAATATGGTTCTGCCCCTGTCATTGTCGCAGCTAAATAATCATCCTTAACCCACCACTAAAATGGCTCAAGTAGTACAAAATCAAAATCAGTTCGCACAGACGCCAATCTTGGCTCAAGTGTCGATGCTTCCGAATCCCGACATCGTGTCGGCGCTTCTCAACCCGTCTTCCACGGCGGTTCTCCAAGCTGGTTCTTCCGTCAAACTCATCGCTTCTACCGGTCTCGGTACGCAAGTGGTCGTTGATGCAGTTTCCGGCCCCACCGACGGCCCAGTGTTCGGCGTCATCGCGTACAATCTCCGCAAGAATCTCTATTCTCCCGGCGACGTTTGCGAAGTGGCGTGCAACCTCTCCTACATCACCCTCCTCTCGTCCGCAGCTATCGCTCGCGGCCAGAAGGTCACGGCTACCGCCGCCACCACGGGCAACGACCCAACCGTCGCTGCGGTCACGGTCCCAAGCACCCAGTACGTCACTGGCGTCGCTATCGACCCTGCCTCCGGCGCTGGTTCTCTAATCCGCGTCAAAGTTCAGCCCTCGTTCAACGGCGCTGTCTAACCCTCAACCAACTAAAATACTCACCATGAAAAGCGTATTCTACCAGACCGTTCGCCACAACTCCGCTGGCCAACCAGTGAAGGAACCGGTCTTCCTCAACCACACCAACCGTCTCTCGATCTTCAAGGATCGGAACCAGAGCAACGGTCTTGATCTCCGTCTCAACGCCGTTGGCGACACCGCCGACAGCGCGACCGGTTATCAGATCGTGATCGACACCCTGACCTACATCAAGAAGCAGGTCAGCGAGCAGAAGTTCTACGAAGTTGCTCCAGCCGACTTCATTCCGGTGTCCGTGGGCGATGGCGCGTTCGCCGCGAACATCCTCACGAACCGCACCTATCAGGTGGCGGATGACTTCGAGAGCGGCAACATCCGTACCGGCGCTGACAGCTCCCGTCTCGCTGGTGTCGATGTCGCTATCGACTCGAAGACGATGGCCGTCATCAACTGGGCAAAATCCGTTGATTACTCCATCTTCGACATCGAACAGGCCCTCGTTGCTAACAACTGGGACCCCATCGAGCAGAAGCATCGTTCGCGTAAAAAGAACTGGGATCTCGGTATCCAGAAGATCGCCTTCCTCGGCTCGACGCTCACCCCGTCAACCGTTCCCGGTCTTTTCACCACGACTTCGGTCAACACGGACACCAGCACCATCGTCAAACTCATCAGCTCGATGAACGCGACGGAGTTCTCGACGTTCGTGCAGAACATCCTTGCGGTGTACTTCGCGAACACGAACAGCACCGTGTTGCCGACCTCGTTCATCATCCCGTATGATGATTACCTCGGCTTGATGACCCCGGTCAGCTCGACCTACCCGAACATCCCAAAGCTCAATTATCTTGAGCAGGCGTTCAAGGCGATCTGCGGGCCAAACTTCAAGATCCTGCCCAATGCCTACGGTACTCCGGCGAACAACGCCGTCGCTGGCTTGAACAAGCACGTCTATTGCTTGCTCCGCTACGACCCAGAGTCCCTTCGCATGGACATCCCCGTGGATTACACCACGACCCAGCCAAACAGCGTCAACAACTTCCAGTTCCAAGACGTTGCTTACGGTCAATACACCGGCGTCGGTTTCTACCGCGCTCTTGAAACCCTGCTGTTCACGTTCTAATGAAAGCCCAACCCGAACTTCGTGAAAAAGCTCCTTCCCCCGAGGAGCTTGTCCGCATCTACAATAGCGCCGAAGGAGCCCTCCGACACGATCTCGTGTTGGCGGACGGCACGAAGGTTACTTACTTCGTTGCTGGGGGTTCCTTCGGTAAAGTTGCTCCTGAGATTGCCGCAAAGTGGCTTGAGATGTTTCCCAACCGTGTTTCTACGGACAAGGACGCCATCGAGTCCGCCAGTCGCAAAGACGCTGACCTTGCCGCCGCTCAGAAGCGCATCGAAGAACTGGAAGCTCAGCTTGCGGCCAAGCCTGCGAAAGCAAGCAAGGCCAAGGCTGAAGTCCTAGTCTAATGTTCCTGTGGCCTACATCCTCCCAACTGTTCCTGATTTCAAGACACAGTTCGTAAGGGATTTCCCTTACGCTGTGCCGGTCGCGGGCGGCGGGAGCGGTGCAGTGCTCACTCCCACCCTCGGGTCTAACCCCGGTGGTGGCATACTTTCCATCGCGATCACCGCTGGCGGTTCCGGCTACCCCGGAACCCCCACCGTTATCGCCCAAAGCGGCAACGGTATTGGCTCGGTCATTACCGCCTCGATTACCGCAGGTGTCGTCACTGGCGTCACCATCGTGCGCACGGGTTACGGCTACACCCAAGTACCGACGATCTACGTTTCCAATGGTCGCGGCGACAATACGGACACCTCGAAGGTGACGGATTTCGACATCGCCAGCGCACAGAACAAAGCCGCCAGTTTCAACATGACCCAAGCCCTGTGGAGTTCGCAGGCGGGGTTTACCATCGCCTACGGGCTTTTGTCCGCGCATTACCTGTGCGAAGACCTCCTCGCGGGCGGCATGGGCATGAACGGCAAAGCTGAATGGCTCACCCAAAGCAAGACGGTGGGCAACGTCACGGAGTCTTACAGCATCCCGGATCGGATTCTGAAAAGCCCCTATCTTTCCAAGTTGTCGAAAACGACCTACGGGGCACAGTTTTTGGAATTGGTTTCGCCCCAGCTCATCGGCAATTTCGCGAGCTTTCATCGCGATACTTTGCCGTGAACTCTGTCAAAAAAGACTTCTCAGGCTTCGCCAAGCTGCGCAAGCAGCTCCACGATCTCGAAACCTACAAAGCCGAGGTCGGCTTGTTCGAGGATACCGCTTTCCGCAAACCGGGACGCGGCGAGATTACCGACAATCCGTCTCTTGGTTTTCAACACGAGTTTGGCAACCCTGACACGAACCTGCCCGAGCGGTCTTTCTTGCGGATGCCCTTGATGACCCAGATGGGCGAAATGCTGAAGTTTGATTGGCTTCGCCGCATCCGCATGACGGGCGTCAAGTCTGCGGTCAAATTGCTCGGTGTTATGGGCGAGGAGACCGTGCAGGAGGCGTTCGCTACCGGTGGATTCGGCCAATGGCCTGCGCTCAGACCCCGCACGATCCAGCGCAAGGGTTCGTCCCGCATCCTGATTGACTCCGCTCAACTCCGAAAAGCAGTCACTTCCCGAGTCGTATGATCCCCAATCTAGGCATCCCCTGTGCGAACAAAGGTTCGGTCTCCGCTGCGAGTCCGCTACCCAACATGGGCTTTACCATCACAGGATGGTTCCGCCCAATGGAGCTGGTGCGCCGCATCACTACGCTGGTTGATCGCGAAGCACAGGTCGTATTCGTGCCGCTGCAATGCCAAGGCGTGATCCAGCCGCTTACGGGACGCGAGTTGAAGATCAAGCCCGAGGGTCAACGTGCGTGGAACTGGAATATGCTTCACACCACGCCCAACGTGAATCTGGCACCGGGCGAGGATTTCACTTTAGACGGTAAAAAATATCGGGTAATGTCGGACAAGGGGTATTCGGATTACGGATACATCTACTACGAACTCGTCCAAGATTATGTCGTCACAAGTTGAGTACATCAAAGTCATCGCAGATTTGATCCAAACCCAAATGGATTTGGCTCCCAATCGCGTGTTCTTGTACAATCAGGCTTGGAACCTTCCGCCCGACGACGGTCTGTTTGTGAACGTGGGTTTGCTTTCCAAAAAGCCTTTTGGTCTCAGCAAGACGTACCAATCCGTCACGGAAGAACAGGGCGGACTTTTGCAGGTTCAATCCATGAACGTGCAGGAAACGTACTCGGTTTTGATTTTCAGTCAGAACAACACCGCCCGCATCCGTAACCACGAAGTTCTGTATGCCCTCAACGGTGACGCCGCCCAGCAAGCGCAAGAGCGATACTCTTTCAAAATTGGCTATCTGCCCACGTCCCTCATGGACGTTTCAGAGATCGACGCTGCGTCACGGCTTAACCGATACAATTTGACCTTTAACATCCTCTGTGGCTACTCACAGTCACGGAGAGTGGAGTATTACAGCACCATCCAAGATCCATCCATTTACACTCAACCATAAACTACCATGGCTAACCCAATCGACATCAGTAACGTCGTTACGATTTCCGTATCCGAAGCTCCTGCGGGCTTGTCGGATTTTCAAATCAACAACCTCCTCATCCTCACCAAAGAAGTTGCGGTGGTTTCCCCCGGCAATTTTGGCGTCTATCTCAACCCTACCGATGTCGGCACGGATTGGGGTACTTCGTCTGAAGCGTACGCGATGGCGAATCTCATTTTCTCGCAGCAACCCAACATCATTTCCGGTGGTGGCTCGCTCATCATCGCCAATCAAGGCTCAAGCGAAACGCTTGCTGAGGCTATTGCTCGCCTTCAACCCTTGGTGTTCTTTGGCGGCGTACTCTGGGCGGGTTATGCTCCTACGGACGCTCAGATCCTAACCGCCGCTGCGGTGGTGCAGCCTCTCCGCAAGATGTTGTTTGCCTCTTCGCATCTCGCGGTGTCCGTTGATACCGGCGAGATTTTCGACGACGTTAAAACCGCTGGTTACACCTACGTCCGTTGTTTGCTCTACACGGTCAGTGCGCAAGCAGCCCGCTACATGGCGGCGGCTTATGCCGGTCGTGCGATGTCCACGGATTTCTCGGGTAGCCTCACGACTGCCACGATGCACATGAAAGAGCTGATCGGCGTCTTGCCTGACCCGAGCATCACTCAAACTGTCCTCAACAAGTGCAAAACGGTTGGCGCGGACGTGTACATCAACATCGGCGGTCTTTCCAAGGTGTTCTGCACCGGTGGCAATACCTACTACGATTCGGTGTACAACCTCACTTGGTTGGTGTTTGCCCTCCAAGTTGCGGGTTTCAACGCCATCGCGACGACCTCGACCAAGCTCCCCCAGACCGAAACCGGCATGGCCGTTCTCCGTGGCGCTTACCTCAACGTCCTTACGCAAGGCGTGGTCAACGGCTACTCCGCACCCGGCACTTGGAATGGCGCGATCCCGTTCGGCAATCCTGCCGTCTTCGCTCGCAACATCTCCCAGCTCGGTTTCTACCTCTACTCGGCTCCAGTCAGCACCCAATCCCAAGCGGATCGTCTTGCTCGCCAAGCCCCGCTCGTTCAGATCGCCGTCAAGGAAGCTGGTGCAATCCAATCCAGCTCGGTCATCGTCAACGTCCAAGCCTAACCCTTAACCAAATCCAACCATGTCTGTCGTCTCACTTACTGGTAACGATACCATCGTAATCGCGGGCCGAGTCCTTACGGATTTCGGTGATGCCGATAACGCCACCTTGGAGTTCCCGAACGAACTTGCCGCCGTCAAGGTGGGCAAAAACGGTAACGCCATTTACGCTCTCAACGCCACCGGTCGCATGGCCGATGTCGTTCTTCGCATCATTCGCGGCTCGAACGACGATGCCTTCCTCAACAACCTCCTCGCCATCCAAAACGCCAATTTTGCGGCTACCGTGCTTCTCACCGGTCAGTTCGTGAAACGGGTCGGCAATGGTCTTGGCGGCGTCATGAGCGACACCTACTTCACGTCTGGCGGCATCTTCTCGAAAGCCGTCAACGCCAAGTCGAACGTTGAGGGTGATACCGAGCAATCGCTCGCGATCTACACCTTGAAGTTCTCGAACGCTGACCGCGCTCAACTGTAATTTATGAGCGAGCCGATCACGCTTAAAAGTGGGGCAGTCCTGATTCTCGGGACGCCCTCCTTTGCCCACGGGATGAAGCTGTTCAAGGTCATCGTCAACGAACTCAAACTCGTTGACCTCGATCTGAGCACGCTCGATCTCCGGGCCTTTGCAGGTAAGGACATCAACAGTCTCAAGAACGCCATTTTCCAGCTCCTCGGTTCCGATGCGCTGGAGAACGCGATCTTCGATTGTGCGATGAAATCTACCTACAACAGCATGAAGATCACTCGCGACACGTTCACCCCCGACGAAGCACGCGCCGACTATTTGCCGGTCGCGTGGGAGGTGATTAAGCACACGCTGCGCCCTTTTTTCGCGAACCTAGACTTGTCGTTCTTGAGCGCCGACAAGCCGCAACAAAGCGACCCGCAGTAAGGATCACAATGGACAATGCGCTGTTCATTGCCCTTCGGCTATCGAAGGAGGGCTTTGGCAGCGTAGAGGCCATTTTGGATATGAGCTTGGACGTGGTTCTAGCCACGTTGGAGTACTCGACATTCCTTGCCGAGTACGAGGAAACTGCTATCGAGATTAACAAAGAACCGTGAAAATCGCATCCCTATTCGTCGAGCTAGGTTTCAAGGTCGAAGGCAGCGACCTCGATAGTATGCGCTCATTCGAGACGACCCTGAGCAATATCGCGGCATCGGCAGAGCGGGCGGTAGCGGCTTTGAAGCAGTTGGGGATGGTGAAGATCAAACTGCCCCGCACTCCTGCGGCTGCGGCAGCGACCCCCGGTGCAGCAACAGCTACCCCAACACCTTCGGCCCCTTCTCGCCCTTTGCCGGGGATGATGGAGTTCATTGGGCCGGTTAAACCTCCTACGCCGCCCCCGGCAGCACCGGCTTCTGGAACTTTCGGATCTTCAATTTTTGCCGGACTGTCCAAAGCATTTCCCGGCCTCAAGATGTTTGCCCAGTTGGGCGCATTGGGCGCGGTAGTGGCGCTACTTTCCAAAGCGGTCACTTCGGCTACCACGGCGATAATCCGCATGAGCAAAGCCGCGTTGGACTCTGCCGTTTCTACGGACAAGGCTCGCGCCACTACCGGGTTGTCCGTTGCAGAGATTAAAGGTTTTGAGATGTTCGCTGCAAAAGCAGGCATTGGGTCGGACGCTGTTGTCGAGTTCGCTAAAAATTTGCAGACTGCGGTTCAAGAAATGCGGTACGCCGGTGGTGATCCGGTGGCGTATGGTTTTGCTCAAGTTGACCCGTTCCAACCCGTTGCAGGCTTCTTAAAAGATTTTGTTAGCCAGACAAAAGATTTGACGACGGAAGAAGCCCGTTACCGTGCGCAACGCATCGGCATGAACGACGAGCTGTTTTATGCGTTGCGTCAGTACGGGCCAGAAATTTCCAAAGCTCTTGATTCGTCTTTGATGTTGTCGGATGAACAACAGAAAAACACTCGCGAGGCAGCTCAAGCGTTGTCGGAACTTACCCTCGCAGTGAAGATGACCTACGATGCTTTCTTTGCGGATCTAGCTCCGTTGATCCGCGACATCGCGAACGGTCTTCGCAGTTGGTTGCTATACACGCCAAGTAAAAATCTTCAGTACCAGAACAGCTATATCCGCCCAATGGCTCCACCGGTATCCTCTTCGGTACGCTCTTCCGCTAATCAAAACACGGTCACGGTAAATGCGGACATCCAAGTTGACGGAGCTAAAAATCCTACGGTTACGGCTGAACTGATTAGTCGGGAACTGAAACGGAGTCTTTCGGATGCCTACTACCAATCCCCCGCGTTTCAAGGGGTAAATCGCTAACGTGAATAACATCGTCCCAACTCAAGGTCTCGACGTTTTCTCCGCGTTAAATACGTTGGTGGTTCAGACCTCGCGTCTGGCAATCGTGCGTCCCGACAATCCTCCTCCGGGCGTTGCGGGGTATTTGTTCAACATCGTCACGGACGATGCCGTAGATCTTGAAAGCGAGATCACCGATCACTTTATCGAGAACAACACGGCGATCCAAGACCACATCGCGCTCAAACCAGAAATCATCAGTGTGCGCGGATTGGTTGCAGAGCTGGCGGGTATTCAGCCCACGCAAGAAAACATTTCTCAGCAAACCAATGCGTTGCCGGAAATTCCCGGTTACTTGCCCGAATTTACCGATGGCACCGTTCAAACAATGGTGCAGACGGAAATTGAACCTGAGCGTCAGCGAGCAGCTATTTCCGACTCTCAAAGCCTTTTCGGGTACTACAATTCTCGCGCTCCGCAGGAACCCAATCAGACCAAGCAGAGCTACGTCTTCGGGTATTTCTACCAACTCTGGAAAGGTCGGCAGTTGTTCAGTGTCGAGACTCCGTGGGGCATCTGGAACAACATGGCGATCATGTCGCTCAACGCCACGCAAGGCGAGGATACCCGCACCGTATCCGACATTCGGATACAGTTTAAGCGCATCAGCAAAGTAGAGACCGTCACGATTACCCCCGGCAACTTAGCAGGTCGGGCTACCCTCCAACGCTCCGGAATTGCCCAGAATGGTGTCGTCGGTTTGCAGAATCTTACCTTTGCACAATCTCAGACCGTGATTGCGGGAATGAGTCCGATTGCCTAGTCATGCAAAAGTTTGACCGGGTATATTCTTTGTCCGTCGAGGTGAATAGGGGATCGTATGTGGGGATAAATACTTCCCCATTGAAAGAGCAGTATCTTCCAAACAGGAGTGTCACGATCACTTTGCCGTTCACTTTGGAGTTTGAGGTCAATCGAGGCGGCATAGCGACGGCTCAAACTGCTACGTTTCGCATCTACAATTTGGGAGAGGTTACCCGTAACGCCATTCAAAGAGACGCTTTCACTTTTACCGATTTTCGAGCTATCCAATTTCGTGCGGGGTACTGGTCTCCTGCGGGCAATTTCATGCCTCTGGTGTTTAACGGTACGGTCAAAACGGCGTACTCGTATCGTCGCGGCGTGGACTTCATCACCGAGATTCAAGCCTACGATGGCGGTTGGCAGATGAGCAACATCAACACCGTTTCGTTGACTCTCGAAGCCGGATCTACCGGAACCGAAACCATTACCCGACTTTCAAAATTGATGACCGGATTAGACGGGATTCCCATTGTCGGCAATTACCCTGTCGCGAACAAACGCGGTGAAGTCTTGTTCGGCAATGCGTGGCAACTGATTCAGCTCAAAAGCGGGTTCACTGCTGTCATCGACAACGGTCAGGTCAAAGCTCTCAACCGCGACGAGATCATCGCTGGTCAGATCCCGTTGATCTCCTCGGCTACGGGATTGCTGGGTAGTCCGCAGCGCAGTGACGCCAGTCTTGATTTTGAGATGATCTTCGAGCCTCGACTTACTTTGTACCAATTAGTCCGACTCGAAAGTTCTTCTCAGCCGATCTACAATCGTAATTGGAAAGTTATGGGCATCCAGCATCGGGGAACTATCTCCCCTCGCGTGGGCGGGGATGCGCTTACCAAGGTTCAACTTTTTTTTAACGACACGTCTTTCAAAGCAATCGAAGCCAATCTCGTTCAATGAACACCGCACCCCTAGCCTCCATCGCGGCACCAGATATGCGGTTGGTGCTGGACACTTGGATGAACAATTCGGCTTTGAAGCTAAACTGTCATCGGATCGGCACCATTGTTTCATTCGACACCGCCAAGCAAACGGCATCCGTTCAGATCGCCGCCCTTGCGGTGTTTGGCGACAAGACCGTGCCGTACCCTATCTTGACCCAGTGCCCGGTGTTTGTGCCTTCTGGTGGCGGCGGATGTCTGACCATGCCGGTCAGTCCGGGCGACTCCTGCCTCGTCCTGTTTAACGACCGGGACATGGACAACTGGTACGAGTCCGGCGCGGTTACGGCTCCCAATACCGCACGCACGCACGACCTGAGCGACGGACTGGTGATCGTGGGTTTCCGGCATCAGGCCAACCCGATCCCGGATTACTCAGTGGACGTGGAGATGCGACACGGCACCACCATTGTCGGGTTGGAGGACAGCGGCAAAATAAGTATCCGCAATCAAGATACTACCTTGAAAAACGTGATGACCACTCTCATAACCGCGCTGAATAAATTAGATGAGAAATCACCTAGCGGCAGTGCAGTTACCCAGATTCAGGACGTGAACACTCTCATCCAACAACTCCTCAAATGAAGATCATCACGGGCCTATCGGAGCAACCAAAACAGCAATCTACGCTTGTCCTTGCTGACGGGACTCGGGCTGTCTGGTCGATCTCCTACGTCGCACAGCAGACGGGTTGGTTCTACGATCTGAGTTGGAACGGCACGGTGATTGCCACCGGTCAACGCATGGTGTCCTCCCCAAACATCCTGCGGCAGTACATCAACAAAATCTCTTTCGGCATCGCGGTCATCTCGCCCAACCAGCTCGAACCGACGACCCAGACGGCGTTGGTCGATGGCACCGTCACCTGCTACCTTCTCGAAGGGACGGATCTCCAGACCATCGAGACGACGCTGTTCAATGCCCCTGCCGGTCAGGTTCAACCGGTTGCCACTACTTCTGCCGGAGCACCGGTCGTCGTGTTGCCCGCAAATTGGGGGCCAGCGGGCGGGGATCTGGCGTATGCCTATCCCAATCCGCAAGTCGTCGCCATGCACGACAACACCGGTCAACGGTTGGCCTTTGGTACGGTTGCCGATGGCAGGTTCCTCAAACGCGACGGAGCAAATATCATTGGTGCAACCGTAGCTCCCGGCACGGGCGATGTCAGCGGTCCGGCTTCTTCGACTATCGGCAACGTCGCGGTGTGGGCCGATGCAGCAGGTACGGAGTTATCCGATGGCGGCACTCTGGGTACGGCTGCGTTCTTGCCTAGCTCCAATTTCCTTGGCGCTACCGCCGCCGCTACCGGGGATCTGGCGGGCAATTTTCCCAGCCCAAGAGTTGCGGCTATCCATACCACCACTGGCGGCGGGACCAAGCTCACGATTGGCGCGGTTGCCGATGGTCAATATCTCGTTCGCAGCGGCAGCACTTTGATCGGCAGTACGCCCAGCGGTGCCGGTGACGTGTTCGGCCCTAGCTCGACCGTGACGGTTGGCACCGTGGCGCTATTCGCAGCGACGGATGGCAAGTTGCTCGGACCTTCGGGGATTACTTTGGGAAGCATTGCTTCTCAGCCTGCGAACAGCGTGAATATCACGGGAGGCAATATCTCCTCAGTTTCTATCACGGGTTCCACTGCGGCTCTCACCGGTTTAACCGTCAACACCACTACCCCTTCGAGCTACGGTTCTATCGAGGTTAGCGGCACGATTGGCGCGTTTATTGATCTTAAATCTCCTGACACAGACGACTACGATCTCCGCATCATTACCGGTGGCAGCGGCGGACAAATTGTTGCTTCGGGCGATACCGGTATCGAAATCATTACCAATAATGTTCAACGGGCGCTAATTAACACCTCGGGTCTTGCGGTAACAGGCGCTATTTCGGCTACCAGTACCCTTAGTGCCAGCAATTTTAGTGGCAGTTCCAGCGGCACAAATACCGGCGACCAAACTCTCTCCAGTTTGGGTGCAACAACTCTGGGTGCCAACCTAGTTACCATAGCCAATCCGAGCGCGATAACTTTTCCGCGATTTAATGCGGATAACACCGTCTCATCTCTTTCTGCGTCAGCTTTAAGAACAGCTATTGGAGCGACGACTATCGGTGCCAACGTATTTACTTTACCCGATCCCGGCGCGATAACATTCCCACGTTTTAACGCCGACAACACGGTTTCATCTCTTTCCGCAACGGATTTTCGGACCGCGATTGGTGCGGGCACCAGTTCCACGACCGGCACAGTTACAAGCGTTGGCGGAACTGGTAGCGTCAACGGTATTACCTTAACGGGTACCGTGACAAGTTCGGGCAGTCTGTCGCTTGGTGGTACTTTATCGGGTGTCAATTTGGCGTCTCAAGTTACCGGCAATCTTCCTGTTGCAAATCTCAATGGAGGAAATAATGCTACCGGTTCTACTTTCTGGTGCGGTAACAATACTTGGGCAACTCCCCCCGGCGGTGGCAATGTCACGGGTACTGCTCCCACCATAGCTGGACGCCTTGCGTCTTTCAATAACACTCTAGGAACCGGCATCCAAGACAGTGGGGTTCTCGCTTCCGACGTGGTAGTACAGGGCGGTAACGCTACATTAAGTATTGCGGCTATTACTCAACTTAAACTCGCGGCAGAACTTGGTTATCCCACTGGGGGGTCGATCACGTTCGATCTTTCGGTTAGCCGTAATCGTATAGCTCTTACAACCAGTCTCACCATTTCCGCTACTGCCAACAGAGCAAACAACGTCTCAAGTGTTCTCGAACTTTACAATTCAACCGGCGGATATTTAACGATCACTTGGTCGCAACTTGCTTCGTGGAAAACGAACGGCGTACTTCCCACGGCTATTGCTCCGGGTCAAACTCTTCAATTTCTTTTTCAGTGCTGGGGCACTACCGAAAGCGCAGTTTCAATAAACTACATTAACCAGATAGATTTTAAGCAGTTTAATGTACGCAACTACGGCGCAACCGGAGACAGCTCGACCAACGACCGCGCTGCTATTGCGGCGGCAGACTCTGCGGCAAACGCCGCCCGAGGGGTCTTGGTATTCCCTGCGGGTACCTATTACGTCGGAAGCAGCTTAACCCTCTCTTCTTCTGCGCAATTTGAGGGCGGGGCTCTTTCGATTGCTTCGGGTCAAACAGTCACCTTTAACCAAGCGGTAGTCGCCCCCGTTCAGCGGCTATTCTACGGGTCTGGCGTGGTTAGAATGGAGTTTCGCGGTGCTAAATGCCCCGTGGAATGGTGGGGCGCAGGCACCGGAACTGAAAGCACTCAAGTGGACGACAGGGCTTTTATCCAAGCAGCCTTTGAAGCGTGCCGAAATTATGGCGGGGACATATTTGCCGAAGTGATTTTTTCTCGCCAGTACTGGCTGTCGGATGAAATTGTCGTCCTATCAAACATAGGCATCGACACAAATAGTGCCTCGGCTTTGATGTCTAAAACCACCTCTGGAACTGGTAAAGGGTTACGGATTCAAGGCCCTTTTGACACAAATCGAACTTGGAATTTGCCTAACTTTTCCGGGTTTACTGTCTTCGCTCTTAAAGTAGATCAAGCAAGCACGGCGCGAATTAACATCGGACAAATATCTGGAAGCGGGCTTCTTGGCGACGGCATTGCGGTAGGTTGCAATGTAGTAGGCGCATCGACTCTGGATAACATCTTTAATGTTAATTTTATCGCGGGTTGCAAAAGTGCAATAAGGATATATTCCAACGTGGATGCAGTTGTAGCTCCTTTAGCTACTATCGAAGGAAATGAGTTTAACGTAAACTTTGTAAACGACAATCTCAACGGCGTTGTGTTTGATTCCCTAGATGATTACACTCTTCCAACAGGAGTGGCTTACACCAAAGGAAGTGCATGGGACTGCAACATTTTCAACATAACCGCTCTTGACGCCCATGCCGGAGTTCGGCGCGGATTTTGGTATCGCGCCACCGGGTTACAGTACAGTCAAAACGTATTCCGAGTTCCGGTTTGGTTTGGGGGTTTTGATTCAAGCGGCATTTGGATTGACACAAGTGCCGCGACCAAAAGCACGTTTGAAATCGGGGTTCGTACGGGCGAGCAAATGATTTCTTACGGACAGTTAAACCTAAGGGGAAGCGGGAACACGCTTGTAATCAACGGATCAGGAAACACTTTTGGCGATCAGTTAGCCCCCACCACATTTACCGCAGTAACCAGTTCGGGCAGAGCCGGATTCAACGGTGGATCGCCTGTTCCTCGCAATCGAATGAAAGTTGATTTTGTGCTTTCTGGTGCCAGAGCCTTTGGTGATACTCAAACTTTCTATATTTATTCTCCGCTAGTTGATGGATACTCTAACCGCTTGCGCGTGTCGTTTATTGACAGCGGGGGGTTCATTGTTAATAATCTGTATGATAACAGCAACAACGTGGCGAATGAAATTGTTGTCGTATTTCAAAACGCCAGCGGAGTAACTCGTCCAATAGATTTTGTTATTTCTGCGTGGGTTGAAATTGCATATTAACCATGATCTTCCGAGCCATAGACGGGACAAGCGATTGGTCTTTCGGCAGCGGGGTACAGAGCTACTTCCGCAACGAAAAAGCCATCGCCGCCAACCTCAAGACCCGACTGCAAGTCTGGCTGGGCGAGTGCTTCTTCGCCACCGCTGACGGCATCGACTGGCGCAATCTGCTTGGCGGCAAGAACCCCGCCGCCCAGCAGGGTATCGTTCTCCAATGCCGTACCGTCATCGTGCAGAGCTACGGCGTAGTGCGGGTCAATTCCGTGACGCCGACCTTTAACGCGAGTTCGCGAGCCTTGACCGTGACATACAACATTGACACGATCTTTTCCAGAAACGTGACCAACTCCGTTCAACTTCTCTGACCATGCCTAACGCCATCGACAGTTCGGGTCTGACGATTCAGACAACCCCTGAGATCATCGCGGAGATCCTTGACGGCGCTCCCGGTTATCCGGGTATGCGTCAGATCTACGGCGCGAACATCAATGTCGATGCCAACTCGCCCGACGGTCAGATGGTGAACATCATCGCGCAAGCGAAGACCGACGTGCTGGAACTCTCCCAGCAGATTTACAATTCGTTTGATCCCGACAAAGCCGTGGGCACGTCTCTCGATGCCCGCTGCGCGATCAACGGCGTCATTCGTAATGCTGGCACCAAGACGATTCAGAATGTCACCGTCACAACGGACCGGGCGCTGTCGTTGCCGGGTCTCGATACCTCGGTCACGCCGTTCACAGTTGCGGATACGAGCGGCAATCAGTACCAGCTCGTCTCGACGTATGCGTTCGTGGGAGCGGCTTCGACCTCCTTAGTTTTCCAAGCGGCTTTGATCGGCGCAGTCAGCTCTCTGCCCAACACGATTATTTCCATCGTTACCGTCACGCTGGGAGTTACTGCGGTCAACAATCCCGCCACCTACACGACACTGGGGCTCAACGAAGAGACCGATTACGCTCTGCGCATCCGCCGTCAAAAGTCGGTCGCTTTGCCCAGCCAAGGCTATCTTGAAGGACTGCTCGGCGCACTGCTTAACACGACCGATGTCACCGAGGCAAAGGTGTACGAGAACGACACCAACACGACGGATGCCAACGGCATCCCCGGTCATTCGATCTGGTGCATCGTGAAAGGCGGCACTAATGCTGCCGTTGCCAATGCAATCTACGTCAAACGCAATGCCGGTTGCGGCATGAAAGGGACAATTACCGTCCCAGTTCTACAAGCAGACGGCAGCTTTTTTTCGATCAAGTTTGATCGGCCTACGTCCGAGAATTTGTACATCTCGTTCAACATTGTGGCAGTCACGGGTTCGGTCGATGCGAACTTCATTCGCAGTCAGATTCTCGCTCAACTCAGCTACACGATTGCCCAACCTGCGGTCGCTTCGGAGATCACCGCTCTGGTCGAGTCCGTCGCCCCCAATGGTTCTGTCAGTGCTATGGGAGTGAGCAAAACCGGCAGCTCTTACACTTCTCTCCTCGCAACGTCCGCGATCAACAATCTCTGGGCTTTGGCTTCGGCCCGAATCATCATCAATGGCAGCTAATCTCGCCAACGTAATTTCGTATTACTGCGACCTGCTGTTGCTCCAGTACAAATGGCAAACCCGTGCGCGGGCTAACATCGCCATTTACTCCAAGCAGGCGGTCGGGGACTTGGTGATTCAAGACATCGACGACGCTTTCAACATCGACACCGCCATCGGTGTTCAACTCGACACGTTGAGCAAATACGTCGGTGTCCCTCGCAACTCTGGCCCACCTGAGGATCTGCCCTACTACGGTTTCTGGGATTACCTCATCACGGTTCCGTCTGAGCAAAATCAAAACGGGTTTCGCGAGTACACCGACTCCGCAACTAATGCTTCGGCGGTGTTCTATAACTATTCGGATTACGGCACCCGAAACACGGATCTGACCGACACTGCTTACCGCCTTCTGATCCAACTCAAAGTCATCCTCAATTCCAACAACGGCACGTTGGCGTCGATTCAAAATTATCTCCATACGTTCTTCCCCGGTTTAGTTGCGTTGACGGATAACGCGGACATGACGATGACGTACACGATCCAAGAAGGTACGCCGCTACCCACCGACACTTTGAAAGCCTATCTGCCCAAACCAATGGGCGTAGGTCTCACCTTTGTGACGATGACGGCCACGATGTCTTCCGCAACGTTATCCAGAACCGTGGGCGGCACTGCACCGTTTGCCACGATTGCAACGAACACGCCGATCTCGGTGACAGTCACCAATGGCGTCGCACCGTATTCGTACAACTGGCAGCTCCTCACGACTAGCGGTGTCACCTCGGAGTATGTTACCTCGGTAGTCAGCCAAGGAGAGTCCCCCACCAACTTCGCCCGTTTTGCCGCTCTCGATACCACCAACGTCACGACATGGCGCTGCGTGGTGACAGACTCTCGCGGACTCACGGCTACCGCTTCCCCTCTGACGGTGACTCTGGAGTATTTGAACTCAGCCCCGCCGCCGTAATCAGCTTGAACTAATTTAACGTCTCCAATAATCCGATACCTATGTCCAAGATCACGCGAGCAATTCAGAAAATTTTCGGCGGTTCTCTGACTCCGGCAAGCAACATCGCCCAGTTTGGTTCGCTCGCGGCTGGCTCTATCGCGTACTCCAGCGATCCCGCCGTCATCCAAGCTCTGAGCCAATACCTCAACGGTTGGTCGGCGGCAGTGCAGGGATCAAACTCTCCCGCGCTGCAAGACCGCAACGCTCTCGACTTCTTGTTCTCCCGTCAGCTCGCGTATCTGATGCAAGCGGGCTTGGCCGAGTGGGGCAGCACGACGACTTATTACACCGGCTCATGGTGTCAGGTTGACGGCGTGGCCTACGTCTCGCTCACGGACACCAACATCAACAACAACCCCACGACCGAGACAAACGATTGGCGATTGGTCGCGGCGACGTTTGCTCCTTCGATGCCCGGTGTAGCAAAAGCGTGGATCTTTTTTAACGGTCAAGGTGGCGGCAGCGTTTATGATTTTTACAATGCCACGCTGACGCGCAACGGCACGGGCAATTACACGATCACCTTCCCGACGCCGATTCCCTACGAAAATTACACGTTCTCGCTGTCCAACAATCAGGACGATTCTTCGGCTCAACTTTGCATGGCGACTCGTTTTCCGGGCGACATTAAAACCACTAGCTCCTTCCAATTCCGTGTGCGCGATTGCGTGAACGGAAACGCCATCGACCCTTCGGAAGTTACCTGCCAAATCTGGTCAGCATGAGCGCAGAATCCGCCATCTCCATTCGGCTCCAACTGACGACGCGCAGCGTTCCGCCTGTTCCGCCGTTTGACCTTGATACCGGCGAGTCCCCGGCCCTCTGGCGCGGGGAGAACGTCGATTTCCGCATTGCAGTTTTTAATCGTAATGCCGACCCGGTGGATCTGTCCAATCTGGCCTTTTTGGAGTTGGACATTTTCCCCCTATTGATTCCCGGTGCGCAGCCCGACACCAATCAGGGATACGGTGCTTACACCACGCAACCATATCCTACCACAGCTCCGGCTCCGTTGCTTAGGAGAACTGTTCCGTCCTCAAGCATTACTGCCGTCGTGTCTCGGGCGGCATGGGAATCAGGCGATGAGCAAAACGCCGTGTTTTCTTTTACTTGGGAGGAAACCGCTTCTTTGGAATTAGCGGGATTACCTCAGCGTCAGTTTGGTTTGGTCGTTCACGGCATCACTGCTTCTGGATCAAAAATTACATACTCGGGTGGTTCCTTAAACGTGTTTGAGGCGGGCCAACAGAATTTATATTTACCCTCAAACGTAGTGCCTTTAGACGTGCCGCTTGACACCATTCTTTATGTGCAACCCAATCAACAACTTCTTTTTTCTGAGACCATATCTGTCGAAGGTTTGATCGAAGTTGAAGGATTGCTTGTTCAAGTTTAACCTATGTCCTCTACCGCTTCTCTCAGTCTGCTTGTCGGAGATCCCTCGGAATGGGGTATTCCTCCCGTCGGCAAAGTTTTTATTGGTATCAACCTCGATGGCAAACTCGTCATCGTGGACAATGACGGAGTTATCTCCGTCGTAACTTCTGTACCCTAACACCTATGTCTGGCCCAGCTTTTCAACTTGTATATTCTGACGCGGCAACTTGGGGCAATCCTCCCGAAAACTACACGTTCGTCGGCGTGGACGATAACGGCCTACTGGTTTTCAAAACCCATAACGGGGTGATCTCCCGACCCCTGATACCCGCTATCACCGACCCCATATTGGCGGGTAGCACTATCTTGTTCGACGCCTCAACAAACACTTGGAAAAACGCTCGGCTTACTGCGGGCGACGGTATTCAACTTACTTTTGGTAATGCCTCGGTCACTATCTCGTCCACATATGTTGAATCCGTTTCAAGCGTTTTTGGTCGAACGGGCAACGTCGTTGCAGTTGCCGGAGATTATTCGGCATCGCTAATTACCAATGTTCCCAGCGGAGGTATTTCTGCTACCAACGTACAGTCGGCTTTGAACGAATTGGACGGCGACAAATTGGCTAAGGCGGCAAATTTAAGCGACCTTACTTCTGCCTCAACCGCTCGAACCAATTTGGGATTGGGCACTCTTGCCACACAAAATGGCACGTTTAGTGGCACGTCTTCTGGCACGAACACGGGGGATCAAACGATTAGCATCGCCGGGGACGTATCCGCTCCCGGTTCCCAAAGTGTCCTCACTGCCACCGTAACTAAAATCAATGGCACTTTATTGGCCGGATTAACTACGGGTATTCTCAAAAACACCACGGGCACCGGCGTCCCGTCCATCGCGGTTGCCGCTGACTTCCCGACGCTCAATCAGAACACCACGGGCAACGCCGCCACTGCGACCAACGTCGCCATTACTGGCGTCACGGGTCTGGGCACGGGCGTTTCGTCGTTCCTGCAAACTCCGACCAGCGCCAACCTGTCCTCGATGATTGTCGATGAGACCGGATCTGGAAATCTGGTGTTCTCCAATTCTCCGGTCTTGGTGACACCCAATCTGGACACCCCTTCGGTTCTGACCCTGACCAACGCCACCGGTCTGCCGCTCACGACGGGCGTCACGGGCACCCTTCCTGTCGCCAATGGCGGCACGGGCGTCACCACTTCGACGGGCACCGGCTCTACCGTGTTGTCGGCTTCGCCTACGTTCACCGGCACGCCCGCTGCGCCGACGGCAGCAGTGGGTACGAACACGACCCAAATTGCGACGACGCAGTACGTCCAATCCAATCGCGGTGACAAGTACCTCACCACGTCCAATAGCACCAACACGATCAACAACGGCAACGGCAAGATATTCAACTGCGCCATTGATCTGAGCTATATCCCGACTCAGCCCGTCACGATTGTTTATGACGTGAACAACCACATGCACGGTTTTGTTGTCAGCTACAATATCGCCACAGGCGTTATGGTTGTGGACATGGATTCGCATACCGGCAGCGGTACCTATTCTGCATGGACGATCAACATTGGCGGTCTTACCTCTGTTGGCGGCGCACTTCTTTCAGCCAACAATCTCAGCGACGTAGCTTCGGCTTCTACGTCTCGCGCTAATCTTGGTGTCACGGCAACGGGTCAGGATACGACCTACCTGTACCGCACTAACAATCTCAGCGATCTTAGCTCGACCAGCACCGCCCGCACCAATCTCGGATTGGGCACGATGGCGACGCAGGACTCGACCAACATCTCGGTCTCCGGCGGCACCCTTGCCTCGGTGACGCTGACGACGCCGACGATCTCCTCGATCACCAACACCGGCACGCTGACGTTGCCTAACCAGACGGACACTCTGGTTGGACGTGCGACAACGGACACGCTCACGAACAAGACACTGACGAGTCCGACGATGACCGCGCCGGTTCTCGGCACACCGTCCAGCGGCACGCTGACGAGCTGCACGGGCCTGCCTCTGACAACGGGCGTGACCGGCACGCTACCAGTGGCAAACGGCGGCACAGGCGTGACCACCTCGACGGGCAGCGGCGCAAACGTGCTCTCTACGTCTCCCACGCTCACGACGCCAATCTCGGCGTCGCTCACCTCGCCAGCCGCCTCCAACCTTACCCTCGGCACCGGCACCTTCGGCACCGCGTTGACGTTCACCAGCGCGACGGGCGCGGCGACGTTTTCGGCTCCTGTTTCCGTTTTTGGGTCAACCGGCACCGAAGTAAATTTTGCGCTCAATCAGAGCGGGGTTGGGCAGTGGTCTTTACGCAACATAGCCACGAGCGGCGACTTTCGGTTATCGGTCGGCGGCAACGATTGGTTTAGCATCGTCCGAACTACCGGCGCGGCGACGTTTGTGGGCGCGATTGTTGGCCCGTCACTCACCTCGCCAGCCGCGTCCAACCTGACGCTCGCGGGCGGCGCAGGAAACAGCAGCATCTTGCTTACCCCACAAGGCACCGGACAGGTCTACACATCAAAATTCGCGGTTCAAAGCACGTCCTCGGCGTCCCGGCTTTCTCTCGATGTTGCTGACGCGACGACGACGCTTGGCCCTGTAAATTCACTGGAAGTCTTCAACAGCAACGCGACGGTGAACAACATCTCCGGTCTTCTGCTCGGGCAGAGTTCAAGCGTGTATGCCGCAATCGCGGCAGTCCACAGCTCGCGCACGGGTGGAGCGCGGTCCATTGAACTGGATTTTTGGTCTGCGATTGGGAACACGCCAACGCAGCGTATGAGGCTCGCCAGTTCGGGTAATCTCCTCATAGGCGGCACGACCGACATCAGCGGATCAGGCGGGCTCAAGGTGTTCGGCACCACCGCCAGCACCTCCACCACGACCGGCTCCTTGGTCAACGCGGGTGGCTTTGGCAATGCGGGGGCGGGTTACTTCGGGGGGCTTGTTTCCACCGGCAGTCGGTTCGTATTTACTGGTCCCGGAGTGGTTCCCGGCGCATCCGAGTTAGCCATCGGGACAAACGGAGTTGGCACGCGGATTCTGTCCAACGTCCCAACGGGCGGGGAGTTTAATTTTACCGTGAACGGCACTACTGTCACGGCGATTAACGCGACCACCGGCCTCTACACCACGGGCCTAATCAACAGCACAAACACCACCGCCAGCACATCCACGACGACCGGCTCGCTCATCAACGCGGGCGGGTTCGGGAATGCGGGGGCGATCTTCGCGGGCGGCACAATCACTTCGGCAACGGCCAGCCATAACAGTATCACCAGCGCAGCCGCCTCCAACCTGACCCTAGGCACCGGCAGCTTCGGCACGGCGACGGTTTTGGCTTCTGCCACCGGGGCAATGACTCATGGTCCTTTTGCCACGTTTCAATCCGGGTTTCACGCTAATTCTGCTGTCGCGTCCATCGACACCGCCTCATCCGGTGTTCTCGGTTTGAAGTTAGGCGTTTTGACAAACTCGCCATCCAACTCAACCGACGCCTTCGTGGGCGTTCAAAACACAGGCGGCCCCGGTGCGACCGCAGGCGATCTTCTATACATTGCCCGGTCTAGCGTCGCGGCAAGTCACCGCTGGTTCACCGGCAACGGCGGCGCGATTACATCCCGCATGGTGCTCAACAACGCGGGCGATCTTTCGCTATCGAGCACCACCGCCAGCACGTCCACCACGACGGGCTCTTTGGTCAACGCGGGCGGGTTTGGTAATGCGGGGGCGGCTAACTTTGGAAGCACGCTAGACGTGATTAGTGGCTTGCGCGACATAAGCAGTGGTCTGTCCCAATTTTCAGTCATAGCAACCGGAACTAGCGCCATCGCCAACGGCGGCACGATTCAACTTGGCGGCGTATTTACAGGCACTTCTCAGGGAACCTTCGCCGGGCTTAAAGGCCAAAAGGAAAACGGCACCGATAACAACACGGCAGGCGCACTTACCCTTTGGACGCGACCAGCAGGCGGCGCAATGACGCAGCGGGCCACGCTTTCGAGCGTTGGAAATTTCTCGCTGTCCTCCACCACCGCCAGCACGTCCACCACGACCGGAAGTTTGGTCAACGCAGGCGGCTTCGGCAATGCGGGTGACATTTGGGGCGGCGGCAAAGCCCGCATCGGCGGCAACTCGCTCTCTGGATTGGACGGCGGCGTGGGCGCGGACTTCGCCGTGACTTCAACCTCAGTCGCAAATGTTGCGGGCTTCTTGCAAGGCAGTTCGGGTCGTGGCATCCGGCTCTATCAAAATGGTTATGTGAACAGCACCACAGGCGGCGATTGGAGCGTCGCGGCAACGACGGCAGGAGCCAATATGTCTGCCGGAACTAACGGTGCCGCATCAGGCGGCACGCTGTCATTCACGGCTCCGACGTTGCTCTCGGTGCTCAACACCACCGCGACCTCATTGCAAAGCGCAGGCGGTATCCGCTCGACCTCCGCAACGGGCGGCATCGGCTACGCGACCGGCGCGGGCGGCGCAGTCACGCAGATCACGAGCCGCACCACGGGCGTCACGCTCAACACCGTCGCAGGCGCGATCACGCTTTTCACCGATGGTGGCTCAGAATTTTGGCAGAGCTTCACCGTCACCAACTCCGTCGTGGCCGCGACCGACACCATCATCGTCAACCAGCGCAGCGGGACCGACCTTTACATGATGCACGTCACCGCCGTCGCCGCTGGCTCCTTCCGCATCAGCTTCGCCACCACGGGCGGCACGACCTCCGAAGCACCCGTGTTCAACTTCGCAGTCATCAAAGCCGTCTCCGCCTAATTTTTTCCTACCATGAATGACCCAATCGTCGCCACCACGCTACAACGCATCCAGACTGACCCGCAGGGCGAGTCTCCCGTCGCTACTGCCTTCTTCGAAAAGAAAACCGTCATCGACGGGCAGGTATTCGTGTCGCCTTGGACAACGGTTCAATGGCCGCTCCTAAGCGACAAAACCGTCACCGTCGGCGGCAAGACCTACACCTACGCCGAAGTCTCGGCTGCGGTTACGGCCATCGCCCACCAAGAACTCGCCGCTTCCTAACATGAACGCTGAACAAGCACTCCAAAACCTCTACGCAGGCAGCCGTCTGGCTCCATTACCCGCCGATCAGCACGATTTGCTACGCAAGTGCGCGGAGCAGCTTGCCGAGGCGTTAAAGCCAAAGGAACCGAAAGCCGAGTAACATGGCCGGAACCTCCGACACGAACTGGCGCAGCTACGTTGGACCCGCCGACAACGGGCTGACGGTGGACGCAAATCTGGTTGCCCAAGTCGCGGCATTGTCTCAACGTGTCGCCGCACTCGAAAATTCCTAATCAAAATACTACCATGCCCGATACATCCCTCCCAACCATCGACATCAACGACCTCATTGCGGTTGTTCAGCTCATCGACGTTTGCTCCACCCGTGGAGCTTTTCGCGGTGAAGAACTCGCGACGGTCGGTGCCATGCGCACCAAATTTGCTGAGATTGTGAAATCCCAGCAAGCGCCAGCCGAGGCTCCGAAAACCGAATAACCGTGAGCGGCACCTCGGACGTTAATTGGCGCAGCTACGTTGGCCCACAGGACAACGGGAAGCTAATTACGTCCGAGGATTGGCAGGCTCCCGTTAATCCGCGAGATTACGACGATCTTTTCAAATGCTCAAACGTGAGCGGACTAACGGCTACTGGACTAGTGATTCCTGCTAGCCGTGAGGACTCGATTGATTGTGTGCGCGGTAGCAATTACCTGATTCAGTCCTGCACGATTCAAGGCTCGGTCACGGTCAAAGGCGCGATTGAGGGATTTGAACTCAATAACTGCGTCATTTCGGGCACCGTCGAGTTGGGGCAGTACGACAACTACTGGTTCAAAGGCCGCGCTCCGACGCGCTATGTCCGAATCGTCAACTGTTGCTCGCCTGATGGCTCACCGATCCGCATAAAAATCTGGGACGCTGAGCTAGCGCTCATCGCAGGAACGAGCGTGAAGGTCACGCGCATCCCAAAATGGATTTGGCTTCCTTACTTTTTGTTCCGCCGTTTGACGAATCCGAAGAAGGTATAACCCATGTTTCCAATCGCTGAAGTTCTCGGGATCGGCACGAAGCTGATCGACAAGCTGATTCCTGATCCGGAGGCGAAGGCGAAGGCGCAGCTAGAACTCACGGCGCTGGCGCAGTCCGGCGAGCTGGCGAAGATGAACGCGGATCTTGAGGCGTACAAGACCGAGCAGAGCAACCTCACCGACCGGCTCAAAGCGGATATGGCAAGCGACTCGTGGATGTCCAAGAACGTCCGCCCCATGACGCTTGCTGCAATCCTCGTCGGGTACTTCATCTTCGCTGGCATGAGTGCGTTTGGGTACAACGCCAACGAGTCCTACGTCTCGCTTCTTGGTCAGTGGGGGATGCTCATTATGTCATTTTATTTCGGGGGTCGCACGTTGGAAAAAATCATGGAAATGAGGGTTAAAAAATGAACGAACCCAAAGACCTGATGGAAGTGGCGAAACTTTGGAAAGAGACCGGTTGGCTGACTGCGGTCATCGGCGGCGCGGGTATGACTGCGCGGCTCTTGGCTAACCCAATTCAAGGGACGACATGGGACAGCATCCGCCGCATCCTGATGGCGGCTATCGTATCAACTATCGCGTGGTTCATCGTCGAACAGATTGAGGTGAGTAGCTTGGTGAAGGCGATTACCTATGGAGTGGCTGGCGTCGTCTCGCCAGAGATCATCGACGGGCTGACATCGCTGGCTAAAAAATACAGCAAGAATCCCGGCAAGCTGTTGAAGAAATGAATCCAAAGATCATCGCCGCTTTACTCGCTGCGGTCGTCGTTTGTTTCTCCGGCATCGGGGTGATGACGGTTCAAAAAGTTTCCGCGAACATCACGGCAAGCGACCGAGAGTTTGCGCTGACAAGCAACGTGCTCAGTCCGCTTTTTGACATCTACGGACTTTCAATCGTGGATGGTCAGGCCAAGGCAAGCAAAGGGTTGATCGACGCAAAAGACTTTTGCGACTCGCTGACAAAGCTCGAAGCCGATGCCGAGCGATTGCTCGCAGAATTTGGGAAACCGCCCGAACTCGTGGCTCAACATAAGCTCGTCAAAGCCTACTTGCAAAAGGCGCGTGCAGCCTGTGATAGCGGACAGATTGAAAGGCTAAACTCTGCGGCCATGACCGCTGAACTGTACAGTGTCATCGAGCCGATGACGGAGCTAATCAACAAGTCTCTGTCCAACAATCTTGCGATCTCGCGGCAATACAAAGACGAAGCAGACTCCGCGCTTCTCACGTTTGAGCGGTTTGCTTCTGTGGCTGCGGGGCTAGGTATTGTTTTTGCCATAGCCCCTTGGATCGGTAAGAAGAAGCCCAAGCGTCGTCGCTAATCCTCCAAGGACAGGCGCTGCATCTCAGTTCGCACCCGACGCCAGTAATCGTTTTTGTCGGGCTTGCGCCAACCGTCAGGCCCGCGATTCCAAATCATCGCCAGATCCTTTGACGTTGGGGACCGGCCCAATCTGCGGACGGTGCCGTAATGAGTCAGGTAAGTGCGGCAAATGTAAATCGCCGTCTCGCGCTGGTAGCAGTCGTGCAGATAAAAACGCTTGCCGGTGAGCCGGTAAATGTCGTCCAAGACCTCCTGTCTAATCTGAAGACTGCCGTGGCTTAGTCCCTTGTCACCCACTGCCCGGTCGTTGCCGCCAGACTCGACGGCAATGAGGGCGGAAAGAAAGAGAGCAGAGATCAAGGTCATGCCATGCTCCTCGCGTAGTCCGCGATGTCGATCACGGTGGGGTCAAATGGCGTCATGGTGCCGTCCATGCGCAGGGAGTTAAACTCCGCGACCAGAGGGCGCACAAAGAAACTTTGCAGCGATTCGGCAATCAGAGTCTCGGGATGGAGCGGCGCACCGTCGGCCAGCATTTTGTCCAGCCGGGTGAACGTGGTAAAATACAACTCGGCGGCGTCTTCGTTCATCACCGCCAGCCGGTCGTTTACCCCACCCCAACGCGACCACCACGGCGTATAAACAAAAGGGCTGTGGGAGATTAAAGGCATCTCAAAGCGCATAAACCGGAGATCCGAGCGGATGCGAACCACGACATCGTACTCTGCTTCCTCGTTCTTTTTCTCTTGGTAGAACTCCCATCCTCGATTCAGCGCCCAGAGCTGGCGCAGGATGGCTTGCTTGCTGGCGCTGCGGGGGTACCCCGACAAGTGCGCGGGGTCGTCCGGTGGCTCGGGGATCTGAGGTTGCTCGACGTGCTCGATATGCACCACGGCAGGATCGAATCGCTCGTACAACCGGATCATGGCATCGGCGTTGTCGTCCTTGGCGACGCTGACAAAGAACTCCGGGTTCTCCAGCTTGCGCAGGACGTGCCAGTATTGGTTGGGAAATACCTGAGCGAAGGACCGAGCTTGGCCCGAGTAGATGACGGCGGTTCTCATGTTGATCGGAGTTTCTTTAGGTTGATTAGGGTTTGCAGCATGGCGCTTTGAGAGTCACCGCGCAGCCGCAACGTCTCGATGACGGCTTCGTCGATGGTGTCCTTGGCGATGATGCGGTAAATGCGGGGCCGCTTGTCCTGTCCCTTGCGGGCGAGTCGGGCATTGAATTGATCGTACAGCTCCCGGCTCCACGTCGGGGAGAACCAGACAATCGTGCGTCCGCCTTCTTGCAGGTTCAGACCGTGCCCCAGACTGCGGGGATCGGCTACGAGGAGCGGGATCTTGCGACTGTTCCACGCCTTCTCGATGTCGCCTTCGTAAGTCGAAGCGTCCACGGCTCCCGTGTACTTTGCGATGCGGGCACGCTCATGGCGGTAATTGCACGCGATCAGAATCGGCTCCCGACCTATTTTGCCGATGATACTGATGAGGGCTTCGATCTTGCCGTGGTCCACGATCACAACATTCCGCTGTTCGTTGTACACAGTGCCTCCGGTAAATTGGAGCAGCTTGTTGCTTAACACCGCAGCGTTGGACGCGACGAGTACGTCGTCTTCGATGGTCGTTAATAGATCCTTCTCCAAGGCCAAGTATTGTCGGCGGGCCTCGGGGTTGAGCACGGTTTCGATGTCTTCGAGAATCGTGTCTGGCACGTCGGAGTAATCCTGCGCCCGCTGGGTCAGCGTCAGGTCTTCGATCTTGCGGTAGATGGCGTCCTCAGAGCCTTCGTTCGGCTCCCAGTTGTACTCCATGTAGTCCGTCGCATGGAAGTAGGTGTTGCGAAAATGCGTGAAGCTCGGACTTAGCCTTTTGCCATCGTCAAGCAGACGGATTTGCGCAAACACTTCGAGCAAAGAATTGGGGCGCGGTGTGCCCGTGAGACCCCAACGGCGGTGATGCTTGAGCAACGGTCGCACCGCATTGATCCGTGTCGATTGAGGATTCTTCGCCTTCGTAAGCTCGTCGAACACGACAACATCGCAGAAATCAAGGTTGGGGAGTTTGTGCAACTTCTCATAGTTGATGGTGTAGATGTCGGCTTTGCCCGAGGGCTTCTTGTGGTTGATGACCTCGACCTTCATCCAGTTAAATTGATCCCACTTGGCTATCTCGTTCGGCCATGTCAGCCGAGCCACCCGCAGCGGAGCCACGATCAGCGCGGCTTTGATAGCGCCATCTTGAAATAGCTGGTTGAGCGCACAGAGCGTCGCAGCGGACTTGCCGAGACCCATGCTGGCAAACAGCGCCGCACGTTCTCGGTTGTAGAGGAAATCGACTGCCTCTTGCTGGTATGGCTCAAGTTTGAGGTTCAAGATCGAAATAAAAATCCAATAACGTTTTTGCGTTTATGAAGCTGTCCACCCAACTGGCGACGACGCCCGATTTCCGAATCTTTTCGATTTCGTGAAGCTGTAATGCCGTCGGCGTTTTGCCCGGAGCTTTTACCTCCATGAACATTACTCTGCGGTCCTTCATCATTACGCGGTCGGGAACGCCGCGTTGAGAGGGCGACGAGAATTTGTAAGTGAGGATGCCGTTTTCTCGGCAATACTTTACGATCTTGGCTTCAAGGGCGGATTCTCTCATCGGAGTGCGGCTTCGAGTTTGATCTGAACCTTCTTGCGGGAGTTGGTGTTGATGCGCGACAGGAGCCGGTCGAGGATGGAGCGACGGCGCATCCCCATTAGCTCGATCACCACGAGGCGGCGGATGTCCGCATCGTTGACGCCTTGCAGGAGAAACGCATGGAGAGACATCCAACCGGAGAGGTACGAACTTAGGCGTTCGGCATCCTTGTCGGACAGCTCAACGTGTTCGCTAAACAGTTGGAATTTCTTGGGTATGGTCATTTCAATTACAAAGACAGTTTCTGTATTGGTGTCGATTACTTTCGATAGTACGGTGCCACCTTGCTCTCGACTTTAAGCGGCAAGCCCCGTGCCCAGTCGGGCAGTGACGCCAACGCCGCCGAGAACTCCTCGGGCGACTGTTGCTTGTCGCGTAGGGCAAGACCTTGGTCATGGATCAGGGTGAACGGCATCATGCCACGCTTCTCGGCTACGCGAGCACCATTGGACATGATATCGGCGGCAACCCCTTGGGAGAAGTTCTCGGCAAACTTGCCGCCGTAGATCTTGACCCGTCCCCACGCCACCCCGACGGGGAGCTGGCCCCAGTAAGTGATCTGGTCGCGGTCATCACCGGGCTGGATCTCGATCTTGGGATGCGGGTACGCGATGCTGCGGCCCGAGGGCAACCGGCCCAAGAGATACGGGATGCCCGCAATCGAGCGCACGATGAACGGGCCATGCTGCGTGCCCGGTTCCGCGATAGCCGACCGAGCACTACGGTCGAGGAAGTACCAATACTTGACGACGTTGGGGTGAGTCTGGCGATAGGCTTTGACCGAGGACTCGGCCAGCTCCTCGCTGCACTCGACGCCATAGGCTTCGCACGTCGCCTTGAACTTGGCTGGCCCCATGCCGTAACCGCAGCCCAGAATGATGCGCTTGCCGTGGTCGCGGCCCTCGCTGTCAACGGCGGCTTCGGAAATGCCGTACACGCTGGACGCCATGAACCGGTAGAGGTCGCGACCCGTGGCCCACATCGCCAGCATCTCCTTCTCGCCCGCCAGCCAACAGATGATGCGGGCTTCGATGGCGTTGTAGTCGCCGTCCAGCATCTCGTGATCGCCGTGGATGAAATGGCGGATGATGCCCGACAACAGCTCGAACGGATCGCCGTACATCAGGTCGAGGTAATCGGCATCCTTGCCCGCGATCACGTCGGCGTAAATCTGATCGGTCAGACCCTTCATCCACTTGGGCGTCTTCTTGAAATTCTGCGGCTGGATCAGTCGGCCCGACCAGCGGCCCGTGCCCGCGCCGTAATAGGTGTGGCAACCGCGCACGCGCCCGTCGGGGCACACGCAATCAAGCATCGTTTCGATCTTCTTAACGGCGGCGTAGGACAGTTTCTGATACAGCGACAGGATCTTATCCGTCGATTTATCGAGCAACGGGTCCAGTAAAGCTCCCGCCACGGTGTCGGAGGTCATGTCTGCCAGCCCGACAAGCTGACGTACTTTCTCGCGCTGAGTGGGCTGGAGCTGGGTCAACTCCACGAACTGCTTGGTCACGGTGTTCTGCACATCGGTGACAATCTTCTGCGCGTTGAACAGGGCTTGGCGGTTCACCGGGATGCCGGTGTGGTTCATGCGCAAGTCGAACAGGAACGTCTCCAGCGGCTCGCCGGTCAGCTCAAACGCCTTGAGCTTTTTGTGAATGGCTTTCTCGGTGCGCACGTCCTGCTTGCAGTACTCGCCAAAGGCCAACCACTCGTCAGGAAAATCCTTGGGGTTGTTAAACGTGCCATCCTTGTTCGGGATGCTAAATTTGCGGATCAGGGCTGCGCCCTTCTTATCCTTCTGCTGCGTCAGGCCCAATGCCTCGGCGCACTTGTCCAGTGACGGCGGCATACCCGCACGTCGGGCCATTGCTGCGGTGCAACGCCACTTGTTGAGGTTTATCAGCCAATGCGATCCCCACGTCGCGGCGATCTCGAATGGCGCGTTGTGGGCGTAGATCAAATCGGCCTGATTCAAAATGTCTAAAGCCTCGGGGTCGCTCAGCATATCCGGTGTCTCGTACTTTGGGTTCACCCAAAGGTAGACACGGTCGCTGTCGTCCGCGCTGACGCCCGCCATCAGAATCTCAAAAGACTCGTCGGCGGCGTAACGATAAGCGCCGACCGTTTTAAGGTCGGCGCTACTACGGGTTTCGTAATCGACGTGAGCGATCACGTTTCTTCCAGATGGAGTTCACGGCTGCGGTATTCCGCAGCGATTTCATCGTCGCTGTAATGACTCATCGTCAGATCCAGCAGCTTGCAGATTCGTTCGGGAGCAAGATGCTCCTTTACTTGAGCGGCGGCTACTGGATCTGACTCCAAGGCACGGGCTATTTCACTGGCATGGATACCGGGGTGTATCATGGCGGGGAAATTAAACGGCGTCGTCGTCTTCTGCGCTGAGGTCGGGCAACACGGCTTCAGCGGGTTTAACTTTTTCGCCAAACTGTTCACCGTCCTTGACGAACTGGACGTGGGTAAGGCTGGCGTTGATACGCCTGCCGTACTTATTGTCCTGCACCCAAAGGTTGAACACGCCATTGACGTAGCAGCCGGAGTACGGCTTGCCGTCTTCCTCGGCCAACGGGCTGCGGTCGCGGTTGACGATGACTGGACGTTTGACGTTGCCAGCAGAAACGAACATGACCTCTGGGCCATATCCGTCGGTGTCAGCTTTGACACTGCCGTCTTTCAAACAGACTTTTTCTGCTCCGGGGTGTTTGCCCTTCAGACCTTCCTTCACCAGCTTGGCGATGGCGTCTTGAATGGTTTTGATGTCTTTTGCGTTTTGCTTTTTATCGAGCAAGAACACGCAGGAGAACTTAGGTTCGCCAGTGGAACCCTCCATTGCTTTGGCGCGAAAGATATTCGCGTAGCTTAGGCGGGCATTGGTGACTGTGATTTGGATGTTTTCGGCCATGTTATTATCGTGTTATCGGGTTATACTAGCTCTACTCCGCCATCCAAGATGGGCAGCGGATTTGTTGTGTTGATCTGAAGGGCAGGACGCTTGTCCGTTATTGGGGCAAGCGTGGGCTTCCCTTCAGGTTTTGTAATGAGATCCGCAAAACGGTTCTCAAATTTGGTGCTCAGTTCCTTGCCCTTGAGGGCAGTCTCGGCTTGCGCCGGGGACACGAGCTTGCGGGGAACGTAGCGTTCGTCCGCAGTAAGGTGGTTGCTTAACAAAGTATCGACGGCGGCTTCGTCCGTCCATACGCGGTTGGATTTACCAGCGACTAACTTGAACGCCAAGGGTTCAGCACCCGTAAGCAGTTCGTTCATCTCTTGGTCTTCTACGTCCTCCAGCCACTTGTTCAGATCCTTCTTCGCTTGCAGCACTCGGCACCGCTGTTCGCGGGTCAAGGCAGTGGGCGCAGGCAGGGCGGGAGCGATGTCCACGTCCAAGGGATCGAGTACTGGCAGGGCTTCGAGACCGTAGTTGGCGTAGGCACGGCAGAAACCCTTCGCTGGGCACCAGCGGCAGACCGTATCGGGCTGCGGGTTGAACTGCACGGCTTCGTCACCAAGGTTGATGAGCGCAATGGCGTCGTTGATCGAGGCGCAGAACTCGGCCAGCTCTGCACGGGTGGTCGTCCACTGGCGGATCGGGTTAGGGTCGTTGCGGTCACGAGGTTGGTAAATCTCCAGCGTCACCGGCGTCTCGGGCTTCACCTCGTCCAGCTCCTCGATGATCTGGATGATGGACTCCGCGTAGATAGCGAGTTGCTTGTTGCGCTCGGCGTACACCGAGACCCCAGCGCCGTACTTAAGATCCTTAATGATGATGCGGTCGGGCGCGAAGATGCTCACGTCCACGGTGCCTTTGTCCTGTGGATAGTAAAACAGCGGCACCCGACGCTCGACCCAGAGCGTGTCCTGCGGACGCACGTCGGCTTTGACCCATTGGGTGTAAGCCATGATGTGCGCCGCCATGTCGCGGTCGTCGGGCTTCGGCGGGTTGGGATCGTTCAGCAAAATGGCTTTCGCCAAGTCGTGTGCCCGTGTGCCCTCGTCCGCATGGACGCTACCCGTGTCAGCGGGGATGAGATGCGCGTTGTCCTCGATGAACTTCACGCTGGCGGTACAAACCGACCAACGTGAAGCCGACGACGGCGCTAATTTGGAGTGTCCGCTCACAGGGAAGCAGCAAGGGCTTTAAGGTCGGCAAACACCGCGCTGGCCTTGGCGGTGCCAATACTTTCAGTGGCACGGGCGAGGTTGTGCTTGGTGTTGATCGCACGCAGCTTTTCCTTGCCGCCTTTGTCGAGGATCTGTTGGCAGACCTCGCGCATGGCGCTGAGACTCACCTCGGGGATCTCAGCCTCGACCGGTGCCGGTGCCGGTGGCGGCGTGACCGGTGCCGGTGGCGGCGTCACTGGCGCTGGCGGAGCAGCGTCAACCTCGACGGGCGCAGGAGTCTCAGTCTTGACGGCTTTCTTGGTCTTCGGCGCAGTGCCCATAAGGGCGGCGGTGTTGGCGTTTAACGCCTCAATCAGCTCTTGGATTTTTTGTTCGATCATGGGAATAAGTGGTACGAGTTATAGGTGGATACAGTTTCTGTATCGGTGTCAAGCGACTATTTTCACAAAAGCTCCATTCTTTCTGCCGCCGTCTCTCTGACGCTGCGGGCAAGGTCTTTGTGATAGAACGTGTGCGTCTCACCGCCGATCATCATGCGCCCGTGCTTGGTGTAACCCATCTCGCGCAGGACGGAGGCCAAACTTTGATCGCTGAAATCTTTTACGTTGTGCGAGCTGGCGATAATGTCGCGTAGTGCTGGAATGGATATGAGATCGCGGCGGACCAGTGCGTGACCCTCGTCCTCCAGTGCGTTCATCACCGCAGCGGTGAGCGGCGATGCCGAGCTGTCGGCCAGCTCTTTCAAATACTTCGTGACCGGTGCCCGTCCTTCGGGATTAAACTCGCCGCTGATGGTCCACTCCTCCAGCCACGCCCGCAGTGCTCCGGGCATATCGCGGATCATGTTAAACAGCGTATCGAAATACTGACTACCACCGAGTCGGGCAATGTCGGTCGGGGTTTGTAGTTTCGACTCCACTACAAAATACCGACGGTCGTCTTCGCGTACCGCCAGTGAGTCGTGATGGTTCGTGAACATGAGGTAGTTCGAGACGTTGGGCACCGTGCGTGGGCTTTCCCGCATCTCGCGGATCGAGATGTCGTCGTCCGAGATACAGGGCTTCAGCTTGTCCATCACCGCATGACGGTTACTGCCCACGATCCGTACTTCCTCCAGCACTACAAGCTGGTGCCCGTAGGCCCAGCCGTTGTGCGTCGGCTCCATGACGTTCGACGGTGCGAGCTTGGCGACGTTGCGACGACCGAGAACGGCGGTCATGGCGACAGCAATGGCCGTCTTGCCGCAACCCTGTGCGCCTTGGATGAGCACCGCCCAGCGGATCTTGCGACCGGGCTTCTGCACCATGTACGCCAAGAAGTCGATCAACGTGCGTTGGTACTCCGGCTCGGCAATCAGGTTGGTGATGTGCGTTCTGAAGACCTCGCCCGCAATGGCTTTGTTGTCGTGGTCGAGTGCCGGGTAGGTGGGCCGGTAGGTGTTGACGTATGGCACGCCGTCCTCGCTGAACAGGCGCTTCTTCTCGGCAGGGTTGTAGCGCAGGTTCTCGACTTGGGGAATGGACGCCATCTGCACAAGGTAGTCCCGTGGGCGTGGCGGCTTCTCGTCGCCAATCGTCGGCGTCGAGTGCAACAGGTCGATCACCTCGGGGCTGAAGCGACGCTCGCTCGTCGTCCGGTAGAACACGTTGAGACCGGTGACGAAGACCAAGTTCTTGGCCCACGGCGGCAGACCTTTGCTTTGCAGCTCCTCGCGCTCGATGCGAACGACGGTCTGCAAGATCTCTCGGGCGCTGAGAGGTTGTTGACGGAATTTGAAGATGGTGCTGAGGGTGTTGATGAGCACCTTGCGCTCCATCGCGGCAATCGTGTGGCTGATCTTGGCGATCCTGACCGGGCCTTGGTCCATCAGCTCTTCCGTTGAGCGGCTTGGCTCCCGTAGCCAATGCAGCACTTCTTCGTAGTGGCGTTTGCCCAGTGCGGCGTTGCTCCAACCGCGACTGGCGGCGACCTTAAACAGACTGCGGATCGTCACCGGTGCGCGGTTAGGTTGCTCGCGGATGGTTGACCAACGGTACTCGGTCTCCTGTGAGTCCATGTACTTGTCACCCTTGGCGGACCACGCATCCCAGATCGCGAACGCCTCGTCTCCAAACTGATGCTTGAGACCCATGCCGATCTCGATCCACTGCTGCATCGCGCAGTCGGGATCGCAGACCGCCAGAGCTTGCTCGGCTATCTCCAGTGTCACGCCGTCCATCTTGTCGCGCAGGAAGCGCAAGTCCACGGCTTGATCTTGGTCAATCGTCGTGCTGGGCAGCGATGACTCCTCGTCACCGATCACCTCGCTCGATGTCAGCGCCTCGCCATTCGGATTACAGATCACGATGGGCGAGATGTCCTCGACCGGGTTGTCGAAGACGATGGGGAGGTACATTGGCTGAGCTGCAACGCACGACTCGCGGGTGACGTTGGTGAGACCAATCATCTCGGCCACGGTGCGCACGGCATCGGGGTAGCGGTCGGGCGCAATGGCTTCGGCAGCGACAAGGACGCGCAGTCGTGGCGACTTGGGCGTCGAGTTGGCGGTGTGCCAGACGACGTAGGCGAGATCCGGCAGGATGTTGTCCCAACGCTGAGACAGGAGCCGGGTCGCTTCTTCTGAATCGTCAATGTCGAGAGCGATGAGGTTGCAACGGATCGCGTGTTCCTTGCGACGGCGTGAGGGCGTCTCGGCAAATGCGGCTGCGGTAATGTACGGTGCGCGTTTGATCTGGTCGCGCTCCTTCTTCTCCAATGCCAGAAACTCTTCCTGAGTGTAAGCAACGGTGCGAGTGTTGACGTTGATCCAGTCGCACAACTCGGAGAATGTTTTGAACGGTGCGGCGCTGACGTTGCCGAGATCGTCGGCTGATCCTATGAAGTATTTCATTTGCGTTTGAGAGTGTAGGTAAGGGTCGCCAGCAGTTCCGCGTTCATGTTGCGCCTGCGCAGTTCGAGGTCGCTGAGATACTGGGCTGAAATGTTCGCAGCCGAGGCAAGGTCGCGCAAGCTGATGCCTTTCTTCTCACGCTGCGCCCGGATAGGATGCGGTTTGATTTTGGTAATCATAAAGTGCCTTTCATGGCGGCGAGTGCGTGCCGAGCGCGGTTCTGCGCCCATGCTTTAAAGCTGTCGCTCATGTCGCCCCATGTGTCAGGCTTGGCGTTGGCGATGTTGCCTAGCTCCTTTGCCAGTGCGTCGCGTTCAGCCTCGGCTTTCTCGGCGCGGGCGTATTGCTCTTGGAACGCAAGTTCCCACCGCTCCACCTCAGCGCGGAGGCGTTGAACTTCACCACAAGCAATGTCGTAGCAGGCTGTTTTACTGGCAAGCTCGGCGCGGAGGCGGGTGAGTTCGGCGGTGTAATCCTCTGTCCACTTCTGCACGTCGCCGCAGGTTCGCTTGTCGATTGCGCCGGACCAGAGGATCGAGGCGACACGAGTGATGGCGAGGTCGCGTTCCGACTGGGCGGCGGCGAGTTCGCGTTCGAGGATGCGGGCTAAATCGGTCATCTCCACAATGTATGCAGGCTCTGGGTAGCCTCTATGCGCGATGGCGTTGGTTCGTGGCGTCGGGTGATCGGGTGGATTCATTTGAGGGCCTTTCGTTTGGTGCAGGGT